GGCGGTGTCGTGGAGTCGTTTAAAGGGATTAGAAAATGACGAATATACCTGAAGGTCTCTTTGGCGGCCAAAGCAGTATGTCAGATGAGAACAATGCGTATCTCGGCAGTTTAACGCAAGACACCGGTGGGCTATCCGCACTGGATATGCAAAGTACTCCCTACATGCAGAACCGCATTGAGGAACTCCATCAGCACATTGACGATTACAGAAACCGTAAGAAGGACTCACTCTTTGGTTCTCTCGTTAAGGCATTCATTGACGCACAACTAAACGCAGCCACAGGGGGTGCCTTTGGTGCAGTCAAGACGGGACTCCAAGGCGGTGACTTAGGTGACATGGCGCAAAGCGTTGCCTTGTCACAGTTGGGTGACTATATCGGCGAACACGTTGCTACGGGGATGGAGTACGACATCAACCCCTTTGGTGAGCAAGCCAATATGCTAATCTCGCAGTCGCCCGAAGTGTTCGGATTCTTACCGGCGTTTACAGGCGCTACGCTAGATGAAATGGTGCAGGGCAAGAACCTGCAAGATGCACTAGTTGGCGGCTTGTCGGGCAGCTATCAGAACCTTGACTTACCTAGCGGAGAGTTCGACTTGGGTATCGACATTCAAACGCCTGAGTTCTTGCGCGATCTGGATAAACAAGTCATACAGCCGGTGTATCAGAACGTCGTCAAGCCTGTCGGTGATGTCGTCACTGACGTGTACAAAGCGGTAGACGAACCTGTACGAGAGGCCGGTCGCGTTATCGACAAAGAAGTGCTGCAACCCACCTATGATGTGGTCAAAGATGTCGGCAACGCCATCGACGACACGATCATCGACCCACTTGACCAAGCGATCCGCGACGTTGACTTGCCGGACGTTGATTTCGACTTCCCTGACTTCCCGTGGGAGCAGGTATTCGCTACCGAGCTAGGCCTGACCGCAAGTGGCGCAAATACTGGCTCAGATGCTATAGTTAAGCCAACTGAATTGTTTGAAAACGTGTATAAACAGACTAACGACATAGCCCCGTCGGAGCTATTCGCCACGCGGAATTACTTAGAGGGCTTGTTTTAATGGCAACCTATTTAGACATCGTAAATAACGTACTGACCCGCCTACGTGAGGATCAAGTCACCGCCGTCAATCAGACGGCCTACTCCGCATTGGTTGGACGTTTCGTTAACGACGCTAAGCGCATTGTAGAAAGCGCGTGGACATGGACGGCGCTGCGCGCTACGGTTGTTGTGCCTACGGTGGCCGGACAGAAAGACTATGCGCTGACCGGCACAACTAACGAAGTGCAGTTCCAAGAGGTGATTAACAGCACCGACAAGCACTACATGAGCCGCACCACCTTAGCGTGGATGGTAGAGCAGTACGAGCTACAAGACACGGTGTCTGGCTCACCTACCCATTATACGGTGCATAGTGTAAACAGTTCCGGCAACACCGTCGTTCGGGTCTACCCACAGCCGTCTGCTGTGTACAGCCTGAAGTTTAACATTATCCGAAGCCAGCCCAACTTTACCGACGACGCTGACGTATTGCTCTGCCCTGTCTTGCCGGTAGAGACACTGGCGTTCGCACTCATGGTCGCAGAGCGCGGCGAGACCGGCGGTTTGTCTGCCCAAGAGCTTATGCAGTACGCGAACAATATGCTCAGCGACGCTATTGCGTTCGACGCGCATAGCAACGCTGAAGAATTAGTCTTTAGAGTGGTGTAAACAATGCCAAGACAGCTACGTAACATCAACATCGGCGCACCGGCGTTTAAGGGCATTAACACCGAAGATAGTCCGCTGTCCGAAGATGTCACGTATGCCGACACCGCTGACAACTGCATTATCGACAAGAATGGTCGGTTAGCGGCGCGCAGTGGCTACACCTCGGTCACTGACACCATCACCGAGCTAGGCGGCGAGGCCGTGAAGGTCATCCACGAGCTAGAGCTTAACAACGGCACTAAGCAAGTAATCGCCTGTGGCAACAACAAGATTCTCAAGGACGTGTCGGGGACGCTGACCAACATCACCGGTGCGGCGACCGTCACTAACGACTATTGGAAGATCGTTACGTTCAATAACTACGCATATTTCTTCAACGGCGTTGACTCACCGTTGAAGTACGACGGGACAACGGTGAGTGTAAACACCGGCGCACCGGCAGGGGCGGAAGCCCTAGCGGCGTTCGGTCGGCTGTGGGCGGTCGAGAACAACTACACGATCAAGTGGTCGGACTTGTTGGACGGCACTAACTGGACAACCGGCACGTCAGGCAGCATCGACGTGTCTAAAGTATGGCCAGACGGCTACGATGAGATCACCGCTATCTCGGCGCACAACAACTTCTTAATCATCTTTGGCCGCAACTCTATCATTGTCTATTCGGGTGCAGATGACCCCGCGACGATGGCGCTGTCTGACACGATCAACGGCGTGGGGTGTGTGGCGAGGGACTCTGTGCAGAACATCGGCTCTGACGTGTTGTTCCTAAGTCACGGCGGGGTGATGGCGCTCGGACGGGTGCTGCAAGAGCAAGCCATGCCGGTAGGGCGTATCAGTTCGACCATCACGAACGACTTGTTGTACACGTTGAACTACGAAACCGACAACATCACCTCGGTATATAACGCGAAACACAATTTCTACCTGCTGTTATTCCCTTTAAACAACCTTGTGTACTGCTTTGATACCCGTGGCAAGTTAGAGAGTGGCGCGCTGCGTGTCACCCGTTGGGTGTCGATCAACTTCAATTGCTTTTATACGCTGGACTCCGGCGAGCTGTACATCGGCAACTCGGGCGGCATAGGCCGCTACTTTGGCTATACCGACAACGGGTCGACGTATCGCTTGCGTTGGTACACCCATCCGATTTCGTTTAACGACCCATCGCGTTTAAAGATGCTTAAAAAGATTCGCCCGACATTTATTGGAGGGCCATCTGCCATTGCTATTGTAAAATGGGCGTATGACTTCAGCGGCGGCTACAAATCTGCCGTGATTAATCTTAACCAAGGCACACCCGCAGAGTACAACATCGACGAGTACAACACGACGGCTGAGTACACCGCAGGTATTACTTACATTAACAAGTCGGTGAACACAGGTGGCCACGGGTCGTTTGTTTCCATTGGCATAGAAACGGAAATTAACGGCTATCCGTTTTCTATCCAACAGGTCAACATCGAAGCACTAATAGGCAAAATGATATGAGTGATTACGTTAAAAGCACTAACTTTGCGGCTAAGGACGCGCTGTCAGGCGGCGACCCTAACAAGATCATCAAAGGCGTTGAGATCAACACTGAGTTCGACGACATCGCTACATCTGTGGCGACCAAGGTGGAAAAGAACAACGGGACACATACCGGTACGACCACGATGGCGACTGTAAACGTGTCAGGCACATTAACAGCAGGAACAATTGACGGGGGGACGTTCTAATGTCTCTGTTTGACACTTTATTAGGCGGCTACGGTGCGGACCAACAGCTAGAAAACATCACCGACGCCGGTAAGACCGCGCAGAATGTCTTGGGTGACATGGCGGCCACGTTGCCAGAGTACACGCAGTTCAAGCCGTTCACCGTCACCACGTCAGGAGGGCGTGTAAACGCTACGCCTGAAGGTGGGTATACCACTTCGCTGTCGCCTGAGATGCAAGCCATGCAACAGCAGTTGTTCGGCGGCGCTAAAGGTATGTTCGGACAAGTGACGCAACCACTGGAAGACCGCCAACGTGCGGTGTACGACCAGATTCGCGCATTGCAATCGCCAGAAGAAGAACGTCAGCGTCTTGAATTAGAGAACCGAATGTTCAACCAAGGCCGTCTAGGTGTACAAACAGCACAGTACGGCGGGACGCCTGAGCAACTAGCGATGGCTAAAGCGCAAGAAGAAGCGCGCAACCAAGCGGCGCTAATCGCTCTAACCCAAGCCCAAGCTGAACAAGCCCAAGCGTTTGATATTGGTAAAGGTATGCTGCAAGCGGGTTACAGCCCTGAGTCTATGTTGCTTAACACCTTACAACCTGCCGTGAATATGTCGCAAACTGCTACACAAGCCGGTAGCAACTTAGGCGGTATGCTCGCCAACTTGGCCGGAGCACAAGCCACTGCCGGTATTAACACCGAGACACTACGCAACGCGATCATCCAACAGGCCATCCAAGCTACTTCAGCTTCGGGCGCTCCCGCGTCAGCCCAAGAGTGGCTCGGTGAGAAGGTAGGTGGTTCGTTGGGTGACTGGCTTGTGAAGAACGCGGGTGGTCTGCTATCAGGCGGTACAGGTAGCGGCACTAACAACTTCAGTAACTATTTAAGCTCTATCGGCTCAACAGGCAACGATTGGACTAACTGGCTAAACACACAGCCCGACATCACCGTGAATACTCAAGGGCTAGGTGCTGGCTACAACTTTGGGCAACCTGTAAATTGGTTTGAAGAACAGGGTAGATAAGAGGCATCACAATGGCTGATTTAACAGGAATGCTAACAGGTTTAAACGATGCTATTCTCCGTTCGGGGTCGATGGCGTTGGGGCAACCGACAAACAAGACACTGCAACAGCAAGACGCGATGGAGCGAGCGGGGGTGACGAATCCCATGCTACAGATTTTCGGTCGTGGCTTGGGCGGTATGCTCGGTACGGATATGCGATCTACTGGCGATAAAAGCGCCGAGATCATGGCGCGCGCGTTACAGTCTAGCGACACGGCCATGCTACGTAAACTCGCGTCTGAAATGGCTAAAATAGGCGACCAAGCTAACGCGGTGGAGTTAATAAACCGCGCGAATGAGATAGACAAAACCGCACAAACCAACTTAGCACGTAATGCTGACATTAAAGCCGCCATCGCGGCTATTCAGCAAGGCGTGGCGTCTGGCCGTATTCCTAGAGATGTTGCATCGGCGTTACTGCAATCCGCCGCCACAGGCAAACTCGACTCTAAAGAAGCGGCTAAGTACGCGTCTGGGCAAGTGGACTTTGGTAGCTATAAAGGCGACACAAGCAAAGTCACTAGCGTACGCGAAGTTCCGCCGGCGCTTGTAAACCAACTTAGAGCGCGCAAAGATGACCCCATTGCTAAAATCCACCTAGAAACCTTAACGCCTAGCGACCCTAACGCTAAGATTGACCGAGGCGCTATTGCTGCGGCGACCACGTATTTAAGCAAGGCCGCTGAAGGCGAGGGCATGGAGTGGGCTAAGAAGTTTACCACTGGCGATTGGTCGTCAATTGAAGGGCTTAGAGACATTCGCATAGAGACGCTTAAAAACGACGAACCTGAATTAGCTAACGCTATCGCTAACCAGATTGAAGACTTAACGGCTGAAGGGCGTGGGGTGGATGTCACTAAAGCGGCGGCAGCAATGAACGAAGCTATGGCGGGAGGTTTTGATGAGATTAAACGCATTAGAAACTTAGCGTCACAGTTTAGATCGTTTGGTGACTTAGAGGCTGCGGGTCTACCCGCCATTAGAGAACGTCTAACATCAGCACTTGCGTCGGATGATGTTCGCGCATTAGCTGCGTTTAATATGTTCTTGCAGAGTAAATCCGTTTACCGCCGCATAGCTGATAACCTAAGCAAGTGGGCGACGGGTGATGTCAGCGACGCGACTGTTCAGGACTACAAAAACATCATGTCTGCGATGGAAGAGTTTATGCGCCAAGAAGTATCAACCGGCGTTAAAAACTTACGTGCAGCCGGCGGGACTAATAACAAAGCGTATGCTAACTTCTATGAAGACGTTTACATTAACTCGTTTGGTGGCGATGCTTTAGACACTGATAAACCGTCAGATGACTTGATGGAAGAGTACGAACGTCTAAATAGAGTGTACGAAGAAATGTTCTTTCAAGAATCCCGCTAAGTAGAGGTTTTATCTCATGCCAGTGACAGACGAGCAGCGCAGAGAGCAAGTAGCTAAACACACCAAACTGGCTGCTAGGGCTGAGGCAAAGCTGAACGACCCTAACACCAGTCCAGAAGAAAGAGCTAAAGCAGAAATAGTTTTTAAAGGCTCAATGGAGAAAGCTAGGGCGCTATCTCAAATGTTTACACCACCTAAAATGACAGGGGGTGAAGCATCGTCTTTGGGAGTGACAGACTTTTTACGTGAGCTTGTGCCTGACCCTGTAGAAGACTTATACAGCTACGTAAGAAGTGGGGGGCGTGTAAACCCCATTAGCGATGCGGTTAGCCAGCTAGATAGCGGAGAGACCACACCGCCGCTCGAGTACCAAGAGCAACGCACACGTGAGCTGGCCGGCGTACCGCCTAACGTAGAAGGTGATTATGTCACGGATGTGATTCGCGGCGTGGCTAACCCGCTTAACTTAGTAGGCGTGTCACCTAACTGGCGTATGGCTACGCCATCTGCGGTAGCTAACCTGACAGGTGCAGCCACCGGCGCAGCCACCCCACGTTTTATGGAAGAACGTGTCTATCCAGAAGGCACACCACAAATCGTTAAAGACGTGACTAACGCGATCACCGCCACAGTAGCCGGTGCAGGTACAGGTATTGGTACAGGTTACGGTACAGCCGCCGCCGTGGGCACTATCCCTATGGCGCTACGCACCACCGTGGGTGCGGGGTCTGCCGTCCCTAATGCGTTGGCCACGTCTAAGATTCGTGGGCTTATCGACCAAATCCGCGGGGCTGAAGGTTGGGCTGACATGGACAGCTTTCCTGCGTTTGAGCAAAAGTACAACGATTTAAAGGCGCTTGGTAAAGAGATTGGCTACGAGTTCCCCGTGATGTCACTAGCCGGCTACGGTGAGGGTAACGAAGCGGTCAATCAATTCTTGCGCGAGAAGTCGGCCAATGACCCCGCGTTCCGTACCGCCATTCGTAACGAACTTACTGAGATGCTACGCGCGGTCGAAGGGACGTACAAAATTATCGGCGGTCTTGATCCTGATTACATGGTCAACCAACAAGACCTGCGAGAGATTCTTGGCAACCGAATTGAGCGCATTAAAACAGGTGCTGAAGGCGTTTACACACGTAAACTAGAGGCGCTGGACAAGCGCTACGATGCGCTGGTGGTGCGACTGCAAGGCGCGTCTGGTAAGCGCAAAGAAGACGTTGGCCGCGCAGTTGAGGACACGGTTACTAGACAAGCGGAAGTGCTGCGCGAACAAGCCTCTAAAATGTACGAAGGTGAGTTAGACGCCGGTGCAGCTAGAGGCACACAAGTCGAAGCCAACGAAGTGGCAACGATTTACGGTGCTTTTAAAAATCTACGCCTTGAAGATTTGTTTGATGATCCTAGCAATCCCGACGTTAGGGTGTTTAAGTTTTTATCACCTAAAGAAGTCGAGGCTGCTGCCGGTTCGGGGCTAGTAGACCCTTATGGCAATCCGTTATCGCCAACTCCCGCAGGAGGTATGCAGTTTGATCCTATCACGCTACGCCAGTTTGACTCGCTTAAACGTCTTATCGGTCGTGAATATGCCGAAGCAAAAAGAGCATTGAAGCGAAACCCTGCTGACCCTAACGCGCGCAACGTAGTTAACCGACTAGGTAAATTTAATGAGGTTATCCGACAGACCCGCGAATCTATAGGTCAACGCGACCCCGATTTTAAAGCCGGCTACGATGCAGCGGATGCGTTCTATTACGAAAAAATAGGTCTCCCTTACGATTCTGCCACGCTGAACGACATTGCAGGGGCTAAGTATTTCTCTCGTATTGAGAATTTACTAGCTGAACCCCAAGCCATGCGTGAATACGCAGAGTTTGTGGGGCTTGATGTAGCACAGCCGGTGCTAAAAGACGCTGTGCATAGTATGTTGATAAGCAAAGACATCATTAAAGCTGACGGGCGGGTTAACAAACCTTTGCTTGATAGGTTTACACGCGATAACGTTGAGCTAATTGAAATGGCGGGGCTGACTAAAGAGTTTGAAACCGTGCCTACACTGATCGACGAGACACTAGCGGCCAAGTCTAACTACACCACACGCTATAAAGCGTGGGAAAAAAACATGGCTAAAGAGTTTCTTAAAGTCGCGCATAAAAAAGACCTGCCGTCTGTGTTATCCGCGTTGCGTGATGATGAAGATTTCCGCGTTGAGTATCGCCGGTCGCTTAACTCGTTGCGCGCTAACGAGCGTGACCAAGTGTCTAGCGCCGTCCGCGGCGCGTTCTTAGAAGAGGCAGTTAACAGCGGCGATAACGTATTTAACTACCTTAAAAAGAACCGCAGCCTAGCCCTTGAGTTGTTCGGTAAAGACCATTACGACAATCTGTTACGCCTTGGCGAAGTGGTCAAAACCGCCTCGGTGATTAGAGACAGTGTGGTGGCTAAGGCCGGCAAAACGTCGTTTGACCCCATGCAAGAACAATGGGGTGTTAGCTTTGCGACGTTCGCCGGTATGATGCGTAACCAAATCTTTAGCCCCACTCGTAAGTTTATCAACTTAACATCGCTGAGCGCACAAGAGAAAGGTTCGCAGACGTATATGCAGCAAGGTGTGGCGCTGCTATCTGACCCTAACATTGTGGATCGTCTAGCCAACCCACCCTCGTACTTAGGTGAACTGAAGAACGTGGGGGCTAGCGGCCTTAAAGGGTTCGTTAGTTATTGGGCGGATGTGACTAACGAATTCTCACCGTTACTTGCGGTGCGTGATCCTGAATTTGTCGGCGCGGATGTGATGCGCGTACCTAACACTGCCAGAGGCCGAGCCGGTATGCTAGGCGGAGAGGCAGCTATGAAAGCAATGGAACAGCAGAAGATCGAAGAAGAGAACGTGCGTCGTCAAATGCTACAGACGCAGGGTATGTTCACAGGCGGAGGTTTGCCTAAGTGATAGAAGATGTAAACGGGCTTATTAAGCTCCACGAAGGGAAGCGGCTGAAGCCTTACCGGTGTACTGCCGGTAAGTTGACCATCGGCTACGGCAGGAACTTAGAGGACGTGGGTATCTCAGATAGAGAAGCCCACATATTGTTAGTGAACGACGTTAAACTTTGTGTAAACAATCTTAAAGGCAATCTAAAGTTTTGGAACGACCTGTCCGAAGTGCGCCAAGCTGTGTTGATAGATATGTGTTACAACTTGGGCTGGGGTGGGTTAAGCCAGTTTAAGCACTTCCTTGCGGCGCTAGAAGCTAAAGACTTCAATATGGCCGCAGTAGAAATGCTAGACAGTAAGTGGGCTAAGCAAGTAGGGGCTAGAGCCAACCGATTACAGTACATGATGATCGACAATAAGTGGCCGGTTGCCTAGCAGTTTTGGGCAAGAAGTGTGAGTAATGCGCCGCTAACAAGTACGATCCAAGTACCGTCGTTCAGTAGCTCTATAAGATCCATAGTCCGAAACCTTCTTTCTCAGCAAGGCGCGCGTATCGCCGTAACGTCGTGTCGCTTATGTCGAAGATAATTGCTAGGTTAGCCCAATAAACGCCTTTGCTACGTAGCTCAAAAATCTCCGCCATCTGCTCTTTTGTTATTTTGGGCATTTCCTACCTCCATGTAATGACGTGCTTTTTTGTCTCTGTAAGACTCAGTATAAGTCTTAAACTCAAAACCGCTAAGTCCTTGTGGCACTTCCTGAACTTCACCTCCACGGGCAAAAAACTCAGTGATATGTTGGTTTACTTCTTCTCTCGTTAGTTGACCCCCAATCGCTTTCATCTTGACCTTCCTTTATGTAGTATTCTAGTTCTTCTCTGCTAGGGGCGACTAACATCTCCTGCGTGGAGTAGTTGATAGCCGCCCACAAGCTGCCTACCATCTTAAATTCCCAATCACCCACCACTCACTCCGCTTTGCTCTATAAACTCATCGCGCATTTCTTCAGCGATAACCTGTAACTCTCTCTTATAATCTATCGGAATCCACACGGCCACTCGGCGAAAACCTTTTGCCCGCATTTCAGCTTCATAACGTTTCTGGTGCTTAAATTTGTCGTCTTCCATCATAACCCCCAATATAGTCGATTAGTTAATAGTACGACTATGCGTCCAACAAATCAAGATCGGCCATAATTGCGTCAACAATTTGGTCTGTGCCGCCTGTCAATTCGATCAAGCCGCCTTGGGTTTCGTGCTTAATATCGTCGTGGCGGTTATCGTCTTCAGGGTGTAAGCCCTCTTCAATGCGAGACAAGATAATGCGGGGGCGGTGTGACCGGCTGCCCACGGTGACGACAATGTTCTGGCCGTAGCCGGCTGACATCGCTGCCACCTCGTGCTTGACCTGCGCCTCCCATGACGGTGTGCCGGCAATGTTTATTCTCGCTGACAACGCCGGTGTTTGCAGAATAGTTTTGATCGCTGCGGTAGAGATGTACGGCGACGGCGCATGGCGAACAAGTGAACGAATTGCTGCGGTTATGGGTGACGCGGTGCTGTCTAGCATAGCGCGCTTGGCTGCGGTCATTTCTTGCGGAGTGTGTAAACGCTTCAGGTTGATCTGACGGTTACGCAAGAACGACCATACAGACTCTTCCCAGCCGCCGGCGTCCATCCAATCGTTAATTTTATCAAAGAACGCCGCCGGTGCAGGGACAAGCGGGTTTTGGATAACAAACATACGGCGGTCGTTAGCGGCCATCGCTACGGCGTTACCGTGGTTAGAGAAAATAAACATACTGGTGCAGCACTCAATGACGTGCTTGCGCTCGTGTTTAGGGTTGATCGTTACGCGCTTGGTACGTAGGTCGATCACTTCCTTTAAACGCTCGTAGGCTTTGAATTTAGATTTCTCTGAATCCATCGCTTCATCGCAAATAACAATCGGGTAGGCTTGCCACTCGTTAAATCGGTCGCCACTCACGACCTCATCGAAAGGGGTCTGGCTAACGTTACCGGCGTCGAATAGCGCCTTCAGTTGGTCGGCGAAGGTGTTGCGCCCTGTGCCTTGCTGCGGAGCGATCATCACAATACACACGCCACGGTACGCCATGTTCTGCGCTTTAGCGGCAAGGTGGTCTAGCAAAAAATCTCGTTCGGTCTTGTTAGGGACAAGGTACTCAACGAACTCTAAAAACTGCTCGATGTGTTTGATGTCAACTTTACCACCGCCCCAACGTGGGGGTGTAAAGGTGTTAATTTTTAACGTGCCGTCTACCTCAACAAACCGGCTGTGAACACTGGCGTCGAAATGCTTGCCGTACACCACCACACGAGCGGGGCTGTTCTCCCACAACAACGACTCTTTGACGACCTTTTCTTTGCCGTCAGGCTGAATGACCGCTACGTTCTTATTCATAACACGTTTAAACGCTGTAACGCTGAGTGATTTGATCTCGCGATCTTTGATGTTGACCGCGGCGTCATTGATGGCGTCGTACACCCATGTCGATGTCAGGCCACAGGCGTCTTCACGAATAGGAACGCGAGGCGCGTTGTTGCTTGCCGCCCACTCTAAGAACTGCGGGGTCTTGATGTCAGCACAATGCCCGTGCATACAGTGGAACGCGCGGCTAGTGGGGTCGTCACCACGGCCAAGCGGACGGTAGCCGGCGGTTGTGCCGCCCGTGGTGTGTGCCACCGCGTTAGGGCATTCAATCTCAATCCACAGGCCGTTGTCAGCTTCAACGCGCTTGGTTTCGTACAGCCATTCAGCGATAGGATCTACGACGCCATCAGCCGAAGGGGCGTGGGCGTGACTCCAACTTGATGAACCTACCGC